TTATTAATAACGATAACTATACATACAACGATGCGGTAGCTACTGATTATAAGACATTGGCCATTGGCGCTACTATCGTTGAAACAATAATTCCTTACACTACGACAGCACCTTATCTTGTGTTAAAGTTTCAGACAGCTCAACAGACTATCGAATATGTTGTTGCAGACTATCAGGGACTAATTACCAGCTATCAATATACTAGTCCAACTGGCATTCAAACTGCCTGCATTAAGATTAATTTGCCAGTAATTAATTCTGTTCAGCAAACAATTCCTTATGCTGGGCAATGGACTATTACACTATATAATGCTAGAGATGCACAACGACAAAGTTTAAGTAAGGCACTAAAACCAAGGGCAGATTTATAATGGAATTTTTCTACGATGGGCAAATTAGACGGTACATCACACAAGTAATTCGTGTGTTTAGTAATTTTGTGGTACAATATAGTGATGGCACACTGCGCCGAATACCTGTAATGTATGGGGATGCTGACCGACAAGTTGCTAGTATTATTAGAAGTAATACTGAAAATAAAGTTAATAGTGTGCCTAGAATCAGTGTGTATGTTACTGCATTAGCCTTAGATAAAGAAAGACTTTCTGATGCAACTTTTATCAGTAAAGTGAATATTCGCGAAAGAGATATATCTTCTGATGGTACAACCTATAATCAAAGTCAAGGACGAAACTACACCGTAGAAAGATTAATGCCCACACCATTTAAACTGACTTTAAAAGTAGATATTTGGGCTAGCAGTACAGAACAAAAATTACAAATACTAGAGCAGATATTGGTTTTATTTAATCCTAGTTTAGAGTTACAAACTAGTGATAACTACTTAGATTGGACCAGTTTAAGCGTGTTAAATCTTGATGATATTAGCTGGTCAAGCAAACAAGTGCCAGTTGGTAATGATACACCAATAGATATAGCGACGCTAACTTTAGATACTCCTATATGGATCAGTCCGCCAGTTAAAGTTAAAAGGCTTGGAGTTATTACAAAAATTATTACCAGTTTATGGGGAACATCAGCAACTTCAGGCAATTACATTGAAGGATTAGGGGACGATCCTATTGCTGGAACTGTGTCTTTTGGAGATCTAATTGATCAAATAGTTACTACAATCAGTGGATACAAGTTGGAAGTGTATGGTTCGCAATTCAGCAGAAAGCGTTTTGCCCAATGAACCTTCATTAAATCCTGCGCCTGTGAGACAAGGTACACCGATAAGCTGGTTAGAAATATTTGCTACAGCAGGAGGCAAATATGTTGCCGGTAGTAGCACAATATACCTATTACAACCTAACGGATCGTATGTGGTAGGAACTGTTGCTATAAACAGTTTAGACCCTACAATTCTACAAGTTAATTGGAATCCTGACACTCTGACAACAAATACTGGAATTGATAGTAATGGCGTTTTAGAAGGTGCAGTAAATTACAACGGAGCCGGTAGTTATAGACCTAACAGTCCTGGTACTTTTGATGCTATAATAAATCCACAAACTTACACCCCAACCCATTTAGTAGCAGGAACTAGATATCTAATCATAGAAGATATAGGAGCGCAAGGAGTTACTACTGAAGTATGGGGATCACTGGTAGCAACCGCTAATGACATCATTGAATGGACTGGTTCAGCATGGAAAATAATTTTTAATAGTAGTCAAGAAACAACCACTATGATATGGCAAACTAATATATACACTGGAGTTCAATATCTTTGGAATGGAGTTTCCTGGGTCAAGAGCTACGAAGGTGAATATCCAGCAAGTCAATGGAAAATAGTATTATAAAAGAATCAATAGTCTGTAGCGGTGCATTGTTTTATGCTAAAACAACTGGTCGATTTTTATTGTTACAGAAACGCCAAGGCAAACACGAAGGCACTTGGGGACTTGTAGGAGGTACCACTATAAGTGGTGAAACTCCCTGGGAAGGGTTGCAACGTGAGATACAGGAAGAAATCGGAAGTATTCCTGTTATAATTAAAACTATTCCTTTAGAAACATTTGTCAGTAATGACAATGTGTTTAATTTTCATACTTACTTGTGCGTAATTGAAAATGAATTTGTCCCTGTTTTAAGTAACGAGCATCAAGGTTGGGCTTGGGCCACTATTGATCGAGCTCCTAAGCCATTGCATCAAGGTTTACGAAATAGTTTTTCTAGCAAAATTATTCGTACTAAACTACAAACAGTATTTGATCTAGTTGATTTAATCTAAAAAAGCACTCCTAGGAGTGCTTTTTGTTTTTTACGCTTGAGCTTCGCCCCATCGTAGAACCAAGTTCTGATTAAGGGGTGTTCCTTGTGTAATATAAGCATTGATAAACAATACATCGCAACCATTAGGATAAGTACCTCTGCCACCAATTGGTGTGTTGGTCAATTCTTTAAATGGTGTCAAATCTAGAGAGTCTTTGTTAGCTGGTGAATTTACATATGAAAATACAGTTTCACCTGGTAAGGCATAAGTTCCTCTACTGAACTGAACAATTGAACTAGCAGAAACAGCAGTAACAATAGCAAAGTTAAAAGTAATGGTAAGACTATTAATTGCAGTAACTTTGGTTAACCCTTGACAAGCGTTGGTAGTTGCTGGAAAAAATACATCATCTCCTACTTTAATACCGGTTGTACTGACAACAGTCATACTTAGCGCACCCACACCTAATCCGCCAACATTGGTGATAGTGGTAAAATTATTTGCACTATTTGTAAACACCATTGAAGAGCCAGGAGCAACTTGACTGAAACTTGGTTGTCCACTTGGATTCACAGCTGAACTCAAACTGGCCCATTGAATATTTGATAGTGCAGGATAATTGCTAGGATTTAAAATTCCTTCAATAACAATGGCCGTGTTAGCATTACTTGTATTACCCGCACACGATTCAAGTGTTTGTAACAAGAAACTAGCGCGATTGATCAGTTCACGACCGCCTAAATCACCAGTTAATGCATTACTTACGCTAGGTGCTAATCGTACTGCAAAAGCGGTAGTTTTCTTAGTTGAAATATTTACATTAGGCTGACTGTAGTTGAAAATATATGAACGGTCAGTATCAAATCCACCGTCTTGTACAAAAGCTGCTCCCCAGTGGCTAACTACTGGGCTGGCAGTGCCGTTTATTTGTATTACACCGGTATTAGGAGTGTGAGTAGCTGCACTACCTGCTCCAAATGTTTTATATCCACCAACTGCCCATGGTACTATGCTTTGTCCTCTATTAGCTATGCTTGTTAACAAAAGAGCGTTCACAGTCATATAATAATTGGTATTAGATGCACCATAAGGATTGTAAGTGTAAGTGGTTAAACCAGTTACTGGAGCAGATAACCCTGCGTTAGAAGATAAAGTTATAGTATTAGTACCAATACTAGCAATATAATATGTCTGCCCTGAAACTATACCACCCATGCTTAAACCAAATGGATGTATAAAAACTATAGGTTGACCAGTAGCCATATTAGCTGTTGATCCTACAGTAATAGTATTACCTCCGCTGATGGCTGTTGCTATGGTGTTAATTTTAGCTGTGTATTGTATAATTTCATTGTCTATATATACTGTGGCAAAACCAGTACCAGCGTTGACTGTGCTAGGAGTTGGGAAGAATGAAGTGTCGTTAACTGGAATTACTAAATCAGTAGGAGATACCGAAACTGTTCCTACCGTCCATGTTCTTGCTGCTTCATTTTGTACTTCATAACGCACTGGTATATTACCGGTACGCATCCAACCTTCGTTGTTCAGATTGTTGTTTCTCAAACGATGTACTGTTACATATTTGCCTTCTGGGCCACGCATCATCCAGTCAATGAATCCAGCACCGTACCATGTCCATTGCAATCCAACCATCTGCATTTTCCAAGGATTCAGCAGATATCCGCTGGGGTTAAATGGGCCATTTGAGCCGTCCATGCGATCGGTATTCCATTTACTCTGTGGAACAATATAGTCTATAGTTTTGGTCATTTTGATACCATATAGATTACTGTAACCACGGAATTGAGGATTTACATACATCAATGTGTCAGATACTACCTGTGTAATTATATGGCTCATACCTCTAATTACAACACGATCTCCAACATATAATTGAGATGTAAATCTAGTGTTTATACCAATAATTTGCCCGCTGCCTACTACGGCATTGATAGTACCTGCCAATTGATAAGTGCTGGATCGTCTCACTATTGAAACATTCTGACCATCATACTGGAAAAATACTCCGTTTTGTTCGTCATATGTACCTGAACGCACTGTGGAACCATACCAGTTAGTCAAACTTAGAAAGCATGGATCGTTGATACTAGCATAAGTAGTGGCAGCGGTAGATGCTAGAGCAGATTGGGCTACTACTAACAAATTTCTTTCGTCTATGATACCAGCAACGGTATAGTTTCCATTAAACCCTGAAGAAATTACACCTGTTAACAACACTCCTGCGCCAACTTGACAACCATGATCTACATCATCGGTAACTATTTGAATAATCGAAGTTAATGTTGCAGTTGCACCCGATACAGCACTGGTCGATGTAAACACTGCAGCGGTGTTAGCAATAACATTAGCTAGTGTAGTGGCGATCGTAATTGAAGTAACATTGGTACCGCCTACTAGTACGTAATATGTTCCTGCAGCAAAATTGTTTGTAGTGGTAATTGATCCACTGACTATGATAGCTTGCCCAGTTACATAAGTTCCTTGAGTAATTGTAACAACTCCCGCACTAGTAACATTAGTTATGGCTAAACCAGTTACATAGTTTGTAGTACCTGTATAAGAAAATACAGTTCTCACATAGTAGTTTGGCGCCATTAACAAACCAGTGTTAAAGTTAATACCTTTACCTGATTGATATCGAATGTATTTTTTACTCATACGGATTGCCTGTGCACCGTGACTTGGTAGACCTGTTCCTAGTTGTACGCCGCCATCAAACGGTCTATGTGAATAAAAACTATCTGGTCTAGCATACAATATAGCGCTGATAGTGCCACTAATAATTCCAACTCCTCGCGCAGTGTAAGTGAATTGGTTAGCTGTTGTTACACCGTTCACTGTATTAGTAGAAATATTTTCTACAAAGAACGGTCCGGTAGCTAAAGTATGATTGTTAAATCCGCTTTCGCTAGACACATACATGTTAATTGTGTCTCCAGGAGTAAAACCGTGCGGACTGTAAGTGTTGACAGTGATTACGGGCTGAGTATTCACAGCAACACAGCTGGCACCACTTGTTGTACCTGTATTTGTATTAATTTGGTAAGTGCCTGCTTGATATGGTGTATAAAAACTGTAATTACCACTGCCACCACCTGAAGTAAATGCTTGGCTTACTGTTACCGTTGTTCCATTAATTCCAGTAACAAATGCACTAGCTGGCAAAGCAGATCCTGCAACTAATTGGCCTACAAGTATATTTGTAACACTGATTACAACAAATGTAAAAGAGTTAGCAACGCCGCCTGATACTAAGGTAGTAGTAGCGCTGG